ACTGTTTAGACAACTCAACAGACATTGTGTAGTTTATACCCAAGTATATAGGCACTCCTGACTTGTCCCCAGCTAACGTAAACCTTCCTTTAAAGAACCCGTTACCAGCATTAAAGCTAGGTGTAACAGTAAGAGGATTAATAACAATACCCTTAGATCCAGCAGGAGAGTTTTCCGTAGTCGTGACGGCAGTCATCTTTGTAAAGTCTAAAGCATAGTCGCTGACAAAAGTCGTAAGCTGTGTCGATGAATCATAAGTACCTACAATGTACTGTAAAGCATCAAGCCTTACAGGGTATTTAAATTGGGAAGGTTTCTCGTTTTCATTTAAAGATATTTTCTCTACAATTAAATTCCCACCTCTTGTGAGGGCAATGTAAATGTGACCATCTAAATTAGTAAAGTTTTGGATTACAGTTCCTGTTCCAAAAGACCACTTACTCCATGATGATTGTGCTTTCTCTTCGCCATTCCAAAAGGTTTTGTAAACGTATATTGTAGAACGGTCTGTGCCACTAAGGGCCATTATTGTTCCTGTAACAGTGTCACTAACCAAGTGAGTTATAGGTGCGGGAACGTAACCAGAAGCGTGAATAAGAACATCGTTAGCTGTGTGTCCAACCGAAGTGTCGCTGTAATAGTATTCAAACAAAACAGCACTGCTTCCACTCTTAGATGCGAAGTATAGTTCATCTCTAAATCCTAAAGGTCGGCACAAATGCTCTGATGTATACTTGGTCGCTACGTCAATTTGAGCCGTTAATGGAGTGAGGGCTTCATTACTAGTTAACTCAAACTGTGCATTATCTGACGAGCAAAACAAAGCCTTGCGAAACGGTACAATAGCCCGTATTCGGTTAACAGATGACGTTGAGGCCGTCCTACCAAAAGGGTCAGAATCAATTACCTGACCAGCAGTTTTGGGCCAGAAGTTTGTATAGTCTCCAGCCGCAGAAAAGAATACAGTTTCATCAGACGCAATAGCAAGGCGATCACGGTGGAAAGTTAAATCTGATATTTGATTGCCTACAAAATCTGGGGAAGGAATTACTGCTTCTGCTGCTGCTCCAGTAAGTCCTGTGTTTGGACGCTGGTTCCATGATGTGTACATCTGGAATGTGAAAGTACCATCAGCATTTCTAATAAGCTGGTGAGGCATCGTGTCATAGTGAAAACCCCCAGAGGCGTATATAGCCACAGTCTTTAATCTATTAGCTATAAAGGTTGTATCACCAACGGTTGCAAAAGATAAATCCTGAGAGGGGTTAGATGTTGCTAAGTAATTTAATGCGGTATAAGGCGCAGTAACTGTATGTATAGAACCATTAGAACCATAAACATTTATTGTAGCGTGTGCAGAACTACTAGTAACGTCTGACACTCCATTATAGCCAATAACTACTAGATACTTTTCGTTAGAGTCTCGCTCATAACTATAAAAAGCATGATCGTTATAGGTTAGCAATGTGTCTGCGAAAAATTGAGTACCCGGTCTTTTGCTGAACCCACCTGAGACTACAGAGAACATAACATTCTCAGCATCTTCTACCTGACCGGGCAGTCTTACAGTACTTGGTTGACGACTTACGCCTTGGTACATGGTACGGAGGGTTTGCTCGACCAGTTTACCCATGATTATCTCCCGTAAAGTGAATGGTTTCGGCCTACTACATACCGACAATAAGGACTGTCAGTAAGAGCATTTGAATCATCGGCCTCTGCTTCTGCGTCCATTAATGCTGCATAAGCTTCTTGCTCTGCGCGTACAGCGAATTGATCAGCCGCTACAGAACCTAGTTCGGATTCTTGGAATCGTCTAGCTGCTTTAGCTGTTATGTAAAGCTGTAGTTCAAGAGTTAAATCGCTTATGTCTCGTTCCCAAACAATGTCTACAGTCAGGGCTTTATCAAAGGTAAATTTGTGTTTATCTACATCGTATAGATGAAATTGATTTAGGTATTTTCTAACAGACACGTTAATTTGTTTGTCTGTACCTACCGTGTCTATACGGAGAACAGTGTCTGATAAAGGAACTGTTTTATCAGCGGTAAGGCTTAAAAGGTAACTACGCTCTAAATTACACATCCAACCTTTGGCTTGTATTTCGCGTGATACCCTGTCTAGAATTCGTTCTGCTGATTCTGCATCGGGCAGACCAGAAGATAATGATGATACTGGATCTTCGCCAATTGACTCAAGGATCTGATTGACGGCATCGAGTTTGGTTAACATAAGAACCTCGTAGATGAAAAAAAGCCCCACCCGTGAAGGTGAGGCTTGTAGTTCTAATTAAAGAACGTGTAGATTATGAAGATGCTGAAGTTAATTCAATAGCACACTCAGGACGCAAAGTACCGTGGCCTGTCAACATCTTGGCAACCAAGAAGTCTTCCAAACGACGAGTGTCACGCTCTGATTCAAAGCCAATATCCATTAACTTAACAGTAGCTACTGCATCAGCAGTCCAGATACAACCTGTGGTGGTTGCATAGTTTGCGCGGTACTTTGAGTACACACCAGCAGCAGACGTTTCGTCAGTGTTAGGCATGTTCAAAGATTTAACTACTTGAACACCATCGATGTTAAGAGTTTGAGCGCGTCCTTCAATACCACCAGCACCGCTGTGGCGAAGGTCTTGGTCTAATACTAAGAACTGACCGTTAGCATCTTTAGCGAACTTGATCTTGTTAAATGTCTCAGCAGTTACAGACATATAACGTGCCTGTTCTTCTGGTACTGACAAGTTGAAGAACTTTAAGTTAGCTAGACGGATCGCGTCAATCCACTGAGCACCAGTAGTTGAGGAACCAAGACCAAAGATCTTGTCACCACCGGGGAATGGGCCATCAGCGGCAGTACGAGCAGCCTTGATGATTTGACGGAATACGTTCTTATCGAATACACGCGCTAACGCACGACCCATCTGGGCTGAGTACTCAGAGCGTACATCGAAGTGTGACAACATAGAATCGATGTCAGATAGTGCAGTGTGTGATACTAAGATGTCATCGATGGTGATAGAAATCTCACCTGTTTCGATTTCAGTGCCCATCATCTCAGTGCCCGGTACATGATACTCGGCAGATGCCTTCCATGTTTTAGGGAAACGGAATGAACGCTGACCACCACCAACAGTTTTCACGTTGTGCTTGTCAAGAGTTACGGTTGCAAGATCGAATGCGGTTAATACTTCACCACCGAAAACGTCTAAAAATAAGCCACGATTGTCAACTGGCCCTGTTGTTTGTCCCTTACCAAATCTTACTGGTGAGGATGTAATGCTAGAAATAGCCATGATAATGCCCTGTAATAAATAAGTATAAAATGTCGATATAAAGTTTTAAGTTGTAGTTAAACAAAGATTGTCTGTCGTAACAGGTCAGTGAATAGTAACGTCTAAAGAGCGCACGGAATTAACCCACATAAACTAGCCTAGTCATGTCAGGGTTGGGGATGTGCGACCTTATCGTAGGTATCGCTGGCTTGGCGTTACCCTAAGAATGGTTGCCTCCCGAAGGAGGCGGTATGATCCTAGTATTGGTCTAGGTCATATGTGGAGACTGACATCTTATCGATGACAGATTGACGGAATGTTGGATTAGACTTGTACTCTGGGTTTGACATGTCTATCTTCATTTCCGCTCGACTACGGTAACCCGAAGCGGTATTACCTAACTCGTTGCCTAACATTAAGTTAGGCTCTGCGTTCTGTCCCATGCGGGATTTAATTGCATCAGCAGCCATTTTCCAATTTTCTCCATTTAGCGTATCGTTGTACGCTTCCTTATCTTCAGCACTAAGGTTGTTTTCAGCCCATGCATTTATCTTTCCCCACTCCTCTTCACCACCCACATACTCAAGGGCAGATTTGGACTCAGCGTCCATACGGAACTTTAGGTTATCAACATAAGAGTCGATTAGACTTGCATCAACACCTGTAGCTATGAGGGCATTTTTAGCCTCATCACTTAGGTTACCTTCCTGCTGTATTTGCTGGATCAATGAGTCAACGTCAAGGCCAGCGTTGCTGACTATATTAAGGGCAGCATTATCGGTATCCGCTTCTGGTGCGGCCTCAGTGCTTTCCTCGCCTTCCGTTTCCGTATCGGGTGATCCCCCTTTCATACGGTACTCCAACTCAGCAGCGTGTGCTTGCCAGTTGTACTCACCTGTCTCAGCATTATAGAATTTGTCCTGTCCGTTCTCTGGTTTGAGAGGGATGGGGGCTGAGTCTATATTCTCACTTGATGGGGTTCCATGACCCGCTTTGAATTCGGCAGCTTTTTGCTGGTTATATTCATCGGAGCCATTCTCTGGTTGTGTAGCTTGTTCAGTCATTTAGTATCCTGTTTGAGTAGCGAAGGGGCTACATGCCCCCTTGCTCCACTGCTTGTTGTGCCATAGCTGCACCGCCAGCTTCCGCTGCTGCACCCATGCCTTGTTCAACTTGACGTTGCTGTCGTTTCTGAGCCACTTCATCTTCGGTGTTAACCGCATCCTCAAGGGATAGACCGTTAAACGCCTTACCTAACAACTTCTCCCAACGAACATAGTCGAGAATTTCTGGAGGTAGACCTTGTAGGAATTGAAGAGCAGAGCCTACGCGCTGAACATCTTGCTCACGACCTAGACTTTCTAGACCCGTTAGAACTGTTGGTTCAACCACGCCTTCGGGCCACGGTGGTAACTTACCTTGAGATTGCATCTGAGTGATTAGTCGGTTAAGACGAGCAGACTGCATGTCACGCGACAGCATTGAGAACGCTCCACCAAGGGAACCCTCTAACTCTTCTGCCATCATCTTCAGTTCATATGCTGTGACACGCTCACCTTCACGCTGTACGCTAGAGTTCATCAAGAATGCCGCAGCTATCTCGCGCTTCTTCTCGTCCAGTTCAGCTTTAGCAACCTGTAAACCAGGCGCATTTTGATAGGCTAACATTCCAATGTCTTCGGGGTTACCAACGACATACTCACCGTTATCAGCCTTAGACAAACGTCTGCGTAGGTTAAGACCACCAGCAGCGTTAGGGCGAATCATCATGATATGTCGTGAGGCTAATGCCGCACCGTCTAACATTGATTTAGACAACCCGTCCACAGCCATTAGATCGCCTAAATGCTCTTCACATTTACCACGACCATAGTCTTCTCCAATAACGGAAGTCCACCGTAGCGCGTTGAACGGACATACATCATATGTTCCTACGCTATCAGGAACCTTGCTGCCACTAATTTCTTGATGCACATCGAACTTACCTTCCTTGTTATATTTACAAGAGGTATAGATAGGCACACGTTGAGTCGGGGCGTCTTCAGCTTTTAGCATTGAACGCACAGATGCAGGTAAGTTGTTGGGAGAGAAATATTCTTCAATGATTATCTCTGTCACATCACCTGTCATGTCCCTCACAACCACATACTGGTCTAATCGAAATACTCGCATACGGTTGTCGGGCAGAACCTGTTCTAAGGCGTTACCTGTCGTTATAAGATATTGTAGAGTTAGGTGCGTAGGTTGCCGCCACTGTTTTCTCTCAATCTCATTACTGATAGCTTTCTCAGATAGTGCTAAACCACGCTCTGTTTCTTGATCAGTTTCCATTTCGCCTTGGGCCATCAATATTTCAGATGGTATTTGAAGACGGAATGAACTCATGCCCGGTGGGTACATGGCAATCATTAAACGACTAGCTAAGCTCACTACCGCTCTAGCACCAAGCCCTTGATAGGGGGCTGGTAGGACGGTGTGTGAGTTGTGTCCTTGGGGTGGTAGTAATGCAGGGATAGTTATTGCTGAACACTCCCGTGCGCGAGTAAGGAAAGGCTCACGCCTACTCTTTAACTGTTCGTATCGGCCTTGGGTTGTATCAGTCATACCCTACCTCTATAAACTTAGACCGCTTCCGCTGCCATTCTTAGGGTTGGCTGAGTAGCCTCCAAGTTGGATGCGAAAAGACTTACGGCCTTTTTTCTTAGCTTGTTCTTCGTTGCTTTTTACAGCAGCCGTGTTGACCTCTTTTTGCTTTTCCTTTGCCTTCACCACTTTTGGTTTAGGGGCAGGGGCAGCAGCTACAGGTTCGGGAGCAGCAGGAGCAGAGGGAGAACTAAATAGATTGCACATTATTTCTCTTCCTCTTTTTTAGTTTTCTTAACTGCCTTTTTAACTTCAGTAACTGGGGGTGCTTTAACTACGGTATTACGATTGTGTTTTAAAATGCCCATTGGGATTTATCCTTGTATAAAAGTGACCTGAGTGTTTAAACCCTGCTGCCTCATATAACCTGCCTGTCTCTTTAATAAACAAACCTGTAGTTAATCCTAGGTTAATGCGGGTTGCTCCTAAATCTACTGCCCACTTGTCATACTTTTTAAGTAGTCGTATAGCAGAGGATGATCCTCGTTGTTCTGGGTGAACATAAAGAAATAGATCACAGGTAGAAATTGTAGGGCCAAAGTATTCGGTTACAGCTACCGCGCCTAACATTCCTGTTATCTGCCCATCAGTTGTGGACACGAATAGAGATGCTAAGTCAGGGTGATCTAGTGATAAGTGTGCTAGTTCTAAAAGCTTGTTTTCATCCAAAGGCAGTTCCCTATATACGGGACTCTCTTGGTGCATTAGGTTTGCTAACTCAAGCATAGAAGGAAAGTCTTCTTTAATGCACTGGCGTATCTGTCGATTCATCAGCTTCCTCCTGCCATACCATTAGTTCATCAATCAGTTCTCGCATTCCCGCATAGCGGTGTGCTGATATTTCTGATTCGTTGTACGCAATACACTTAGCAGGGTAGTGCTTATGGAGAAGAACTAAAAGTTCGCGGGATGATACTGGAAATTCTGGAAGAGTTTGCTCTTCGTTTTCATTACTCATTTTGATACCTCTGGCATGAGCGCCGACAATGGGCAAAAAATACACTATCAGAGGGGGAATTCTCCGATAGTGCTAAGTGTGTTTAGGTAGTTAAGGCTACCCAAGATATGGGGTATAGGGGTTTGAGAATATCTTGAACCTCTTTTGCTAGGTCCTGGATTTCTTTTTGAGCATGAGGATCAGTCCGTTGTTTAAAGAACCGTGCATAGGCTGATAACGAACCTGTCCAATACCAGCTCACTTCAGTACCTTGAGGCAGCATAAAACGGGCTTGTTCGGGACACATTCCACCAGCAACAGCCATTTCGTAAGACTCATGACACATAGTGTTTACAGTCTGGAAGTGACGCTGCCAGTATTTATTACCTGTCGGATGAAAGTCCTCTCCCGACCCCTGCTTTACGCTTTCTGTCGGGGCCTTTCTAAACTGATCAGGTATAAAGAAAGTAGGATTAGAACGTATATACCTGCGAGACTCTTCATTCTCAGAGAATCCAACCTTATGTTTGAAGCACTGTGTCCGAATCGGAATAGGTGCGGTCATACGCAAGGTAATAGATGTGTGAGAGAACGGCGTCCAGTGATGATGTTTAGCTAGGTAGTTAATTAACCCCGAATCCCTTCCACCATCAAACTCAAGTCCGTCAGCGCCGAAGGATACTCTTGCTGCTTTGACAACAGAGGCATCGTTGCCCATGTGATCTATGTATTCAACCTTCATAGGACGAAGACCTCACAGTCTGTCCATCAATTTCCTCTACATAATTAACCATCACAGTACTAGGTGACAGCCCTAGATCGACACGATCCTTAATTTTCTTCTGACCAAGTGGTTGTGGATTACCGAACAGTCTTTCCCAGTTTGTTTCGTAGGCTTCACAGTTAGGCTTGCTTACAATCTTATCTTCTTCACTCATACGTTAATCTTCCTTGCTAGATACTAATATACGCTCAGAGAAAAACACCATCTTCTCTGCGTCATACACATTGTTGTTACCCTTCTTCTCTCTACCCTGACGGGCTGCGGCTGAACGCCATACAGCTTTAAATACATTGCCCTCTGCAAATGTCATTTCTAAGGATTCGATAATGTCATTGCATTCAGCTTTATAGCTGGTGGGAATTG